AGAGAAGACCAGTGCGCTCCCACTTCTCTAGAAGTGCTGCACCCTCTTGCTTAAGGTTCCTATCGACAATGCCCTCTGTTAGTTTTTCTAATACAGACATTTTTGTTATTTCTCCTTTAAATGAATTAAGTTTTGTCTATTCTAAGCCTGCTAAGGCTTTCCATCTATTAAATGATGGATTATCTTTTTTGCTGTTCTCACCTCTGTTACGAGATTTGGACAACAAGATTGTTGAAGAGGGCTTGTTCACTGCCTCACTCAGTGATTCTGACTGCTTTTTCTTATTAGAAACTGCGTCCACTGTGTTTTGAAGAGTCTCGAAAATAGTTTTAGCTTCTTCAACTGTTGTGGCCTTCGACAAAGCTTCGACAATATGTTCTTTCTGTCGCTCATTTAAGGAGTCGTTTGCAAAAGTCCGGTTCTTGTATAGTAATTTAGCGTTCATGAGGCTCATCTCTTCAAATTTGTTCTTGAGAGTCTCTACTGCCTCTAAAAGCTTACTTTCGTTCAGTTTTTTATTTTCAATTGTTTCAAGGAGTTCTTTGTTGTGGGACTCAAGCTTACTATTTTCAGCTTGAAGCTCCTTTAAGGCAGAATTAATCGCCTCTCTCTTCTCCTTGGCTTCTGTGTCTTGTTCTAGTGCTAAAACTTCTTCTTCGGCTTCGTCCAAAACTGCTTGTGGCGTGCCGGCCCAGCCTCTTTTTACAGGCTGTGTTTCGACGGTTAGCTTTTCTACTAACTCGGATAGCGCTTCTTCTTCTAGGGTTACTTCTTCTTCCTCTAGAGTTTCTTCGTTTTCACTAAGTTCTTCTACTATTTTTTCTAAACTTTCCATAAGTTCTTCTTCTGCTCCAAATTCAGCAGCCAAATCTTCTTGGGACTCCATTTCTCCTTCGGAGGATGGGTCATCTGCCATATGCTGCATTAAATCATTAAGATTAATATCTACTTCCTCTTCCTGATCGGGGCAAGGGCATGCGTTTTCTCCCTCAGTAGCTGCCAAGGGCATCTCATCTAATATGGGTTCTTCCTGAAGCGTTGTCGTGTCATCTTGCTCTAGAAGAGAGTCGACAGCTTCTTTAATTTTATCTTGATATTTTTCAACCAAAGCCGCTTCTGCATTCTTAAGAGCCGTTTCTCTCAACGCTTCGGCATCTACAATTGCTTGTTCTAACATAGATGATGACATAAAAAGTCTCCCAAAATAGATTATAATCCTCTAATAAATAGTTAAATTCTTTCTAAATGACTGAATTTGTTGTTTAATATTTTGCTAATTACTCGGTAATACCAGAGCCGGTCAAATTAAACATTCGGTTTGTATCAATACCGGTTAACTCTGCGAATACTTCGTATACTGCATTATTCTGTGCCGTTGCGTTCGAGATGTATAGTTCGGTACACTTACAATCTAGCGCTAATTCTGTCAGCATTGTTGCGGATCCAGAAATTCTCAAAAAGTGATTTTGAGAGTAAACCTTAGTATCAGCTTTAGACGCAAAATGTACTCGGATGTCAACTGCTCCAGGATTTCGGACAAGTATACTTTTGGTTACAAGCGGAAAAGTAATGGTATGTTCGGTGCCGGCGTCGAGGTCGTCGGAGCCTGTTACCCATGGGACACCGGACACCTGATAGGAACCTACATTCTGAAGTCCAGCAGAGTGTCTTCCAAAAATATTTTCGTTTGTTTTTTCGTCTTTTACTGCCATTTTTTAACTCCTATGACCCGTATCTTTTATTTCTTTCTCGCTCTGCTTTTTGGGCGTTGCGGATTTTCTTTAATTTTTGCATTCTTCTCTTCTTAGAGGGCTTAACAAAAAAAGATCTTTCTCTAACTTCTTCTATTATCTTAGCTTTTTTACATTTTTTAATAAATTTTTTAATTAATCTGCTTTGATTTCCTCTAACTTCGTCGATAGAAACCTCAACATGTACTGGCCGGCCCATTATATTTCCTTTAAATTAATTGCTTCCACTTACCATTGGCAAGATTTAAAATACCATCAATGTTTACTCCCGAATCATCGGGGGTTGTTGCTGAAAGCGGGTTCGCCGGATTTGGCTCGGCGGCGACAGGAGCAACATTTTCAAATACATTAACACCGCCCGGTGAGGCGGATTCATTTAATCTTTTGATTCTTTCCTGTCTTTGTTTCTCGTAATTTTCTTCTAATTGTTTTTGTTTTGATTCTTTTTCTGTATCTTCTTTTGCTTTGATTGTAACGCCTTCGGTCACAACTCTTCTGGCCTCTAAGCCTCGGAAGACCTCCGAAATAATTCCGGATAGTACGCCGTCCTCAAAGATGCATTCTTTAATACATTCTTTAATAATCGGCCTAAGTACTTTTTTTAACTCGTTCTTTTTCATTATCGGTCCATTGTTCTAAACTTAAGTGCTAAGTTTTTAACTATTTCGCTGGCCGCTTGCTGCAATTGATTAGGATCGCCAAGAGCGGCTTTCAGTCGATTGTGTATATCTGCTAATTCTTCGTGACGCGTTTTCATAGCTCGGTCGTAGCCTGCGGCGTCGGCTTTCTTTTTTCCAAAAAGATCCATTTCGCTAACTTTACCAAGCTCTTCTTGTACGATCTTCTTTAAATGTTCTTTTGTAATCTTCATTACTAATCTCCCAAAATATCATCGAGGATATTGTTAACCTTTTGTTCTTTTGAAAGGTTCTTTTGATTTTCATGTAGTCCAATATTAATTCTGGACCTGCCTCCCTCCGGATCTAAATAAGCTCCGGGGGTAGACGGCTCGGATACAATGTCAAAGCAGATCAATTGAAAATCGTCCTCTACCATTGTAACACCATTTGATTCGCTAACGGAGCCTAGACCTCTAGAGGAAATTCCTAATTTAACTCCTGAATTTAGAAGCGCTTTTAAGACCTTTCCGGAAGGAGTATCTAGAACTTCGATCTTGCCCATTACATCATCTCCGCTCCACCAAGTTTTTGTTACCAAGTGAGACGCGTTTTTCAAATTAATAACAGAATCGTCAGGATGATCTAACTCACCTAAAGCACGACGTTCGGTGACGGCCTTTTGGTAATTATTTATTTCTCTCTGAAGTGTTTCTTTACGATAAACTCTTCCATTACCATTTTTAGTGCCGGCTTTTTGAATAACTCCGACAAGATAAACTGAACCGTCTCCGGCGCGCTTCTGCTCGTCCTCAGTAAGAACAGTCAGATCACAAATACCGTCTGGGCAAAGTTGAAAATATTCTTGTAGTAATTTTTTAGACATAATGTTAAAAGCAGGCGTTACCTGCGTGAGTTAGCTACCCGTGCAGCAGCGTCTTACTTCTGGAATGTTCCTGCGTCTCATGTTTGTTCTCCTGTATTTTGATGCCGCAATCGCCGAAAACCATGCCAATTATGTATGATGTTCCGGAACTCAACCACCCCAAGAGGAGTGCGTTGATAAAATTATATTCAAAACTAAATAGTTCTGTTAACCCATTAATTCCAAAAAGAAAAACACCAACCCAGAAGCCAGAACACATATGGCATCTAAATAGTTTTCCTAGTTTCCCTTCAGTGGGGCGAATTGAATCAAAAATACTGCCGTATACTACTATCTGTGTGAGCCCATAGGCACAAAGAATAAAATAAATTAATCCCAAGGAATCCTCGTTCTAAAGTCTATAAATATTGGCTATGCCGAAAGCTTTTGTATCTCGCATCGAGCCCTTCTCGTCGCTATGATATTTTTCAGGATCAAACTCTGTAGAATCCTCTGGCCCGGGTTCGAGCAACCTACGCTCTTCTTCCTCTTCGAAAGCTTTCTCGAACTCATAAAGAGGCTTCTCGTCTTCTATAAACTTTCCGATAGTCAACAATGTTGTTTGAACTACATTATAGTCTTTGCTCTCGGCCAATTTAGCTTCCATAGACGAAAAGACATTTCCGCCTTGAACAGAGTCCAAAATAATCACGCCTTTATTAAAAAGAAACTTGAATAATCTGTTTTGAACCTCATATACATGTGCGCCCATCGATTCTTTGGGGAAAGCAACAACTTTATTTTTTTCTGGCATCATAACAATATCAATATCTTTGTGATCAAAAATCATAATATTGCCGTCTAGTGTTCTTCTAGCATTTAAAGAGACTGATGGTACAGGTGGAGGCGCCTGTTGCTCTCCAACTCGAATTGTAATTTCTTCCTGCGGTTGTGCATCGTCTACTTTTATTTTAATAGCCATTAGTTTGTAATCTCTTTTACTAGGTTTTGTAATTTAAGAACCTTGGTAACAAGTTCGCTGCCAACTTCTTGCTTTTTAAACCCTTCGATGGTTAATAATAGTTTGCCAGTCTTTTCTTTAATTTGTTGAGACTCTTGGCTGCCTTCAATATAGTTTTTTATTGTTTCTTTTATTCTTGAAATTTCTTCATTTAAATAAATTTTCAATTCCAAGCCATTATTGCTAAAAGACATAATATATTTGTTTAATAAATCTTTTTGTTCGCTTAATAAATTATCTTTATACTCTGAGTTAAAATTCTTTACAAAAGTTTTCATTATTAACTTATCATAAGGCTTGGTCAAAGTATCTTCCTTGAGCAGGTCTTCCTCAACCATCTCTGATAAAATTTTCTCTTCCAAGAGTACTTTCTTTTTAGGAGACATATCTCTGTTAAAAAGTTGATATATGGAAGCTAGACTTTTATATTGAGGTACGTAGTTGTCATAAACTGACATTGATAAAGCTTTGTTTACCTTGTCTATTAATCTAGATTGCTCTTCAAATATTTGCTCTTTGTCTAGTCTGTCGTATTGTTCTTTTGTTTCTGTTATTAGTTTTTCCGCGAGGCGCGGTTTTATTTGCTTAACCTCAGACAAAGTTTTATAAAGTTCTAGTTCTTTCGCCAATAAAGAATCTTTTTTAAAAAACTCTTTTATTAGAGACACAACTTTAATCTTTCTATCATTATCTTCGTTGATAACAGTCTTGGTTAGCTCCCTAACCAAACTCTCATATAGAAAAGCAGTATTTCTCTTTTTATTGTGTCGGAACTTCATTTTTTTTAGACTCCATCTCTTTAATTAGTTTTTGAATTTCATAATTTACTTCATGAAGTTGCTTTTCCTCGTCAGAAGTATAATTTTTAGATTCTTGGATGCCCCGAGCGAAGGACATCATTTCGCTGTGCCCCTTAAAAGCTTTCCTAATTCCACCTTGCTGCTGACCCGTCATAGACATCATATTTTTCTTTCGAGGAGCCATGTGTCGGCGCTTATCATCTTTAACCTTTTTGTAGGCTTTTCCTTTTGAGCCGGGAGTGAGATACTCTTCTTCATCTCTTTTGCCAGGAGGCTCGGCCAAAAGTACTCCTTCATCTTCTGGAGCTTCAGGTTCGGTACCGGGGGCTTCTTCGTCGCCGACTGCAGGAGTTTCTACATCAAGATCGGCTCCTCCGCCTTCCAAATCAAATCCTCCGCCCAGTGCAGCCCCAGGTTCTTCTCCGGTAGCGCCGTCCGCGGTGATTTCTTCTGAAGCTTTCTCAAGAAGAGCATCAAACTTCTTATCGTGGAACATCTCTCTCTTAATTCGCACAATTTCTTCTTCTGGTAGGCCAAACATATTTTCTGCGACCCAACGTCGGCTAAAGAATCCTTCTGTTGCTCCGCTAGCCACCTCAAACTTGGTTCTCCAGTGCTCCAACTCTTGTAATTCTGCTAATTTAGAAGGATTGTTCAAGTGCAGCGAGAATGAAAGGAGATCGGTGCCTCTATAACCCAAAGTAAACAGATGAATAACACCAATCTTTTGTATCTCTGACAATATAGATCTCTGTAGGCGCTGAATTGTCCTGGCAAACCTAACATCTTTCTGTGCTAATGTTGTTTTATCTTCTGACGCACCTTCACTATCTTGCGATAAGTAAGAGGCAGGTATCTTTAGTGCGGAGAAAAGCTTATCTCGCAAATATTTTACGTCGTCGATGTCTCCAGTGTACGTTCCGCCGGGCAAACTTTCAATCTTTGAAGAAGTACCTCCACGAACTGGGATGAAATAATCTTCCTCGACGCTCATTGGATTATATCTTAGGTCGACTCTACCAGTATCTTGATCGATAACTTGGTTTCTCTTCATTTGAGTCATGACTTTTTGCATATATTGCTCTACATCCTGTGCAGCGATATTGCCCACGTCAATATAAAAGACTCTACGCTCAGGGGAACGAACAATACGATAGGCCATCATAGCATCTTCAATCAAAGTTAACTGTCGCCAAATACGGCGTGCTGGCTCCAAGATAGAAGTACCATATGGTGAATATTTGTCATTTCCAAGAATTCTAAAATGTGCCATTTGCCAGTTTTCAAAGGTCATTCCCCCTGAATTCCACTGGTATTGTACATAATTTGGATTTGTTGGATCCTCGCCTTCTAATCTCTCTACTTCTTGCGGAGGTAGACCCAAGGCGTGTGTTACACCATTGTCGTCATCGATATCTAAGTAAAGAAAGAAATCTCCATACTTACACATTGTGCGGCACCAACCAAAAAGATTATATTCTATATTAAGCACATTGTGATATAGATTATCTAGTACAGTTTTGATCTCTTCATTTGGACACTTAATTGACATCAAAGGATTAATCTGAGTAGATGTTGTCATTTCATCTGCATAGATGTCTAGGGCGGAAGCGATCTCCGGTGTATACTCCATTTGATCAAAC